TCGCACCAATATGCTGCATAAACAGGATAGCAGCATCTTGAGACAGTCCTGCAAGTCTACACATGCGTGCGCATCTGTAGAGAGTGTTGTCTCGATTGGAAGATGGAATGACTAGTGAGTCAGGAATAAGCTGATATCTATACAGCTCATTGACATTGTCATTTCGTAAGGCCTCATTGACCTGAGTCAATAGCGTCTTAATGAAGGTATCTGTTTCATCATAGAACTCTCCAAGTATCTTGGAAAGTCCTAAAACTGTGAGAGGGTCAGTTGGTCTTCCTTTGATGATCGTATAATCACCCAACTGCCAATCTTCGGTTGTCCCCAACGACGTGGGTGCAACAACCATCCCAGTGTAACCACGTATGTCAATTCCAGAATCTTTAGAAAAGACAGAAGTCGGACTATGAAGCTGTCTGTCGGATCCATCCGAGTAGTATAGATGAAATCCCCCGGACTTAGTCTTAACAACAAGATTAGGTACTCCGAGGTTAAGATCGCCGTATGCCTCGTTGACTTTATCTTTCCACAGTTGCAGAGCAGACTGATTTTTCTTGGTGTCGATATCAACGACATACTTTCCTCTGGAAGGTACTACACCAAGGATTGGCACTTTGGATGAACGCTTGGACTGTTCATCAAGTAAAGCCTGAAGCTCTGCCATATTGGTGGCAGCCCGCTTTGGCCAGGCCTTGACACCAATATATCCATCTTGAGTCTTGATGAATGGAGCTATGCGCCATCCGCCCGCAAAGAACTCGTTGACTATCCCAGTCTGAAGGTCTTCTGCCATGAATTATTGTCTCTCAAACACTATTACTAGTGCTGCTGTATACCCATCGAGCGATGGGCACGTACTATTATATTACGATTGTGCCGAAGTGTACACAATTTTGATCATAAATGTTCAAAATCCTGGACTGAGTACGTATATCCGGGAGCCGCCACCTTTGAGTATATACGACGTACTACTCCGGGACTCCCGGATATATCGTACGGAGTCCCGGACGTACGTAGTTGTGTGCTACTTTAGCTAGGAGAATTAAAAAAAGAGTGCAGGATTGCTCACTGCACTCAAGCCTGCGGGTCACAGGCAGCTGCTGACGCTACCCATTCTTATCTCTTACATGCCGGACTATCGATGCCGATAGAGCAAATGCATGTATAGTAGATTCCTGACACCTCGATCAACTTGTCGGATGTCGCCCCGAAGGTATCATTTCCCAGTGGCGCCAGTTGCTTCGGGCAACTTATCTGTACCATCGGGTCCGGTTTCGCGGAATCCTTCAAGGGCATTGTTGACCGCCCGCATGCCTGCAGGAGTATGCTTGCAGTCAATATACACAGGCTCTTTGATAATCTCTCGCTGAAGAGTCTGACGAATTGTGATCTGCTTGAGTTGAAGTTTGCCGATTGCATCTGCAGCTCCTTGTTGTGCATCTTCTTTCACCTTGCGAATGAGATCCTGAACTTCCTGAGTTTGAGCTTTCTCATGCTCTACGCCACGCTCATAAGTCCAGTAATGAGAGTAGGCAAGTGCAGCAGCTGTGAGAAGTCCGGTGGCAATGTAGCTATACATATTGGATTCCTGCTTGGGTACCGGCGTTTGTGATCGTGATGATTCTATTGACCGCCTTAGCAGGTCGTGAGACACCTGTGTGGATCCAACGACCATACTCATGTATGAGCTGGCCAATACCTAGCTCATTCACAACTGGCTCAAGTAATCGACACACTTCGAAAGGAGTCAGACCCTGAGCATTCCAATCCATTGCAAGACCTTGTACATGATCAGATGAATCAGAACTGCCGACAGCCCGATTCAATTGTAAACAACGGTAAGCACTGGATGAATTGATTGGGGTATCACGCCCAGTCACCTTACAAAGGTAGGTACGAATTCTCTCCATCATTTCACAGGTCATCATTGCATTGCCATACAAACCGATAGGCAATGTGTTGTCTATGTTGCGATGATTAGTCGCAATGAACTCTTCCATTGTGAAATGCGGCGTGATGTAGTTCATACGAAGTCCCAGTCGTTTTGGTAATAACGACCATCGTAATTGATAGCCGTCAGCTTTGAAGACGTGTTATCGTTATCTGATTTTGACGTGACTAAGTAAGCTCTACGGCTGATGCCGAATGTAGTCCGCACTATCATGTATGTGGCAGAGTAGGCTTGGTTATCCTCATCTGTGGTGAGCACAAGGGCAGGTGCAGTGCCAAGTACCACATGATATGCATCAACGCCTGCAGTAATAGGTATGGATTCTACCGTACCGCTATAGTGCTGTAGAAATATCTGGTAAGTCTCTCCACCTACAAATTCGTATGGCTGAGATAGTCTCAGCACTAGGCCTGTCTGAGATACTACATGACCTTCTTGAGTATCTGTACGGGTCCCGTCCGTGACAAGGATGCGCTGATTATTGATCAGAATATCTGCTTCTTCAGTAGCACTGAACTCTATGGCCACTCGCTGAAACAATAGCCTATTGTATTCACGGTACGCATGCACATGAGCTGCTTGTAGGTTACGAATGCCAATGCTTTGAATCTTCTTCGGCTTAGTAGCAGAGCCATCCGTAGGTATCTTGAACTGGACACGAGCATCGTCCAGAGGATCCACCCACTCATACTCAACACCATCGAAGTCTCGACCGAAAGATGTGGTACGCTTCTCAGTCTTTGGAATCTTGTTTCTATGATTGAACAGTACAGCACTGTTATCAGTATGACGTTCGAAGAACAGACGTATCACACTGCCTTGACGATAGGCTGTACAGAATACAGCATTGCACACCGTAGCCAACATCTCTTCGAAAGAGACGTTGTCATTGTCGAATGTATAATTGAATTCGCCTGAAGCTGCGAATCCGAAATATATCTTGAGAGCAGCTACAGTATTATAGATGCTATCGAAATCTATCTCAGCATTGGACCTCGCACCAAGTGTAGGATCCTTGCAAATGAATGCAATGATTTCATCGGCACTATTGGTACCAGTCAATACTGTGTCGAACGTAGTGCCAGATATTCTCAATGGCAACTTACGTTGCACAAGCATATTGATTTGGCGTTCTGAGACTGCAGTAGCGGATTGTGTGGCTCGTGTTACAGCTTGCACAGTTGTAACATCGCCGAAATTAGTCTGTGAGACAGGTGCCACTGCATATATGTCACGCCATTTTACCTCATCCGCAATGGTACCTGCAAATGTGGTGTCTTTAGGCGTAAGTCTACGAGCTCTGACGGAACCTCTACCTGTAAATGATAACTGTTCTCGTAGAGTAACTGCCCGCATGCTTTTAACGGATGCTGAGCCTAATAATGTGACGTTATAGAATGATTCAGCACCTGTCAAGGTACCTGCCGCATTGCAAGGAGCAATGCCTATTTGGATATCTATATTGAATGCAGTTTGAGTAGCACCATCATCCTTCCAAGCGCCTTGCAATGCAACGAAGTTTGCAATCACTTCGTTCATAGTGGTAATGTCCAATACATATGGACCTACCCAGTTAGTGGATGTGGCTCCAATAGCTTCGAGAGTAACGCTTAGATATGGCGTATTAGCCAGTACACGGGCCCAGTGTGCATTATCAGGTATAGGGTTGTCCAACACAATTTCTGTGGCTGATACTGTTAATACAGTATAAGATCCAGATAACGATACTGTTGCACCCTGTGCAAAGCTTACAGTTACTGGGAAACCCGCAGTACTTGCGCCAGTCATACCTGCAATAGCAGTCCAGTCAGCGTTCTGATTTTCAGGACTGGTTAAAGCTATCTGATAAGTGCTTGTCGGCCCAGCATATTTATAATAGCCGCTCAGATTAACCGTTATGGAGTCTTTTGTGATTGGTGGAACCGTCAATTGTATTATACCAGCCAGATCACTGGCATTTGGATCAATACCTGGACCTCCTACACCGGTCAATTCCATGTGACCATCAGCGTAGAAAATTACATCGAATGGATCACTTCCTACTGGCCATACATATGATCCAAAACCTGAACCAGTTCTTTGAGGCGCATAATTAGCATCGCTACCTGTAAAGATGATATAGAACGATGGATAAACAGGTGCTGTAATAGTGATCGGATCTCCTATGGCAAAGACAGTGGTAAAGTCTATACCACTTGTAGGATGTGCTTCAATTACACCACCCTCTTTGAATCTTATATTGTTCACGCCAACAATGCGCGCATCTCCAGCATCATTGTTGGCTAGCAGTACCTGGCCATTTACAGCTTTACTACGTATGGCTGTTACTACAGGTTGAGCAATTGGATCTCCAATACTCAACTGTATTGTAGGCGAGGCTTCATTTGGAGAATGGTTTGGCCCATAGACTTCTAATGAGCTACCTTCAATCTTAGAGACAAGTGTCTGGCCATCACGAATACTTTCTACACCATCGATCAGTGGAAAGGTATACGCGCCACGACCAATGCACATGTAGGTGTTTTCAACCTCTATGTGATTTACGAAGACCGAATATGGCAAAGCTATCAGGTCTGGAATGGATCGCACAGTTCCAAATATATCTGGAACACGTCCATTGACACGTGGTTTGTTGGTACGATCAGATAACTCATTGTTTGATGAACCTACTGAATCGTTACGAGCCAGTATGTTTGGGATTTTCGGCCGTTGCAGTAACAGCACAACCGATGTCACTGCGAATACTACGGCGGCCCAGAAAACAATGTCTCCTGGATATATGATGAGATAGAATGGTCCTGGCATTTCAGCCAGTGCATCTATCTCTTCATCACAAGAAGGTGTGACCTCTGTATCTTTGGACACATTGCCATGATACAATTTACCTGTGGAAGGAAATGACTCATACTTCTCAGTTAGAGCCCTACGCACATCGAATGTAGCAATGCGTTCCCAGGTATTGGGAGCACTGAGCACATCTTCGATTATGATCAGCTCTTGCATGTGAAGTATCTCACAGATGGAAAACCACGGGTTGCAGTAGGTATATTCTGGAACTCTACACCATGACCATGTATATGAAGGATTCCTCCATCCTTATACACGCCGATATGAGGAACAGTCCTGCCACGCTGCATGACCACAAGACACGGTGATACTGGGGCCACAAGAATATGAAACCTCTTAACATGGGCTTTACTCAGGTGTACACTTGAGAATATCTCATGAATCTCATCTGATAAATCTATGCCAGTAAGATCTTTCCAGACCTCAGCTGCAAAGTGATAACAGGTATATGTGACTGGCACATACCTGCGATCCATGTATTTATCAAAGGAATCCACGAAGCATTGGGAATTCAGCTATTGTATATAAGCGGCCAGTTCGATTGAAGTTAAGTCTTGGAGCCTTAGCTTCAAATGCAGCGCCTGCATCATCTTGTGAGATAGACCTGATTTGAAGTATCAATGGGCCATACAATGGTTGAGTCAGATCATCAGATCTATAAACTCTGTATTTCACAGTTGGAGGCGTGTCATAGGAGTTAGCAGCAAATACTGCATCTAACTCTTTAGGCAACGTTTCGCCTAAATCACCAAACTGTACATTTATGCCAGTATCTAAGTCATCTCTACTATCTGCTTGTGTGATTTGCATAGGTAAATATGTGTAAGCATGAGATGAGGCATCTTCATGAGTTACAGTCACACCTAGTCTAGCATTACGCACCTTGTAATAGGTTTGTGTAAAGCTTGGATGTGATATCTCCAGTA